GGCCCTGTTAAATTTGGTAATTGTGGCATAACTTAAATATTCTATGTTTTTGATGCGTTAGCCACATCTTCCATTTTGCCTGAGATTTTGGCTGCCCCTCCTATGAGTTGACCCATTGCTGTAGCTGTAGCGTTAGCTCTTGCTACCTTTCCTTGGTAAATCTGCATCTGAGCTTCGTTGCGTCTTGCCCTATCTCTAAAGCTTGACTGCCTAGCTTCGTCTAGAATCTGTAACTCAAGTCTTGAAGTGGCCTCATCAAAGTAATCCGCGCTAGATCCCTGAGTCGTATCAAGGCCGGACTCCTGCATACGTAGCCTGATCGATGATAATGCTCTTTCGTTTTCTGTTCTTTTGCGAGCCATGCTTTCTAGCGAAGCTTCTGCCTCTTGCTCAGCCTGTCGCCCAATGACTTTTGCATTATACCTAGCAGACTGCATTGCCATCTGCCCTTGTTGAATTGATGCACCCACTTTCATTGCGGTGCTTGCTACTTGTAAAGCTAAAGGAATTGCCATTTCTTTATATTGTTTGAACCATTTGCGCCATAGGTGGCCCGACTTGTGTAAAACCTGAGCGAGAACACTCCCTGACCATGCCTTTAGACTGAACAAAAGCGATTAGCTTGTTGACGCCTTCTGCCTTGGCTATCTTTTGTAACTCCTTAAATAAAGTGTCAGCAATCTTTCTAGACTTGGACACAGTTGAGTCAGGGCTAATAACCATAGCCTCAATAAACCCAAGCGCTCCTGTAACATACAAGAAACACGCTCCAACGGGCCTAGAATCGCTTTCTGCCAACAATCCTATACCAGACTCCAAATCAGACCTACTAGCCCTCAGAGAGCCGTGTGAGTCCCACCATTGGCAAAGCAATGGATAATGTTCTGGAAAATAAGGTTTCAAGGTTAGCTGGTCTTCTCCCATTTAGTAATGATGTTACGGATAAATACGCCAAAAGGAATATCTGATTGATAAAAAACATTACCATCAAACGATCTTGGCAAAGTATTTCTGACTTCAAGCTTGCCGCTGTATAGTGCCGGCGATGATCCAAGGTCTGCATCAGACTGTCTTGGAGTAAGATCTGTAGGCTCCTTAGTGTCATCTGGTGAGTCTTTTGTCTGGATTCCGAGTGAGTTCATAACGTCAATCGTAATCTCTTTGACTCGCTTTTTGTCTCCAGAGGTCGTTCCTGACGCTGTAATGCCCTCTAACGGCATTGGCCACAGCTTAGCTTCAATAGGTAGACCATAGGTCACCTTGTTGCTAGCGGGTATTGTAATCGAATTACTGGCCACTGTAAATTTACCTAAGTAATCACCATTTCCAAGAACTTGTATCTCCTCGCCTTCTAGGTGATTTAAGCCTGTTACCGTTGTAATATTAGTGCCAGTAATCGTAGTGCCGCAATCGACATAGAACATATCGTCTTGCAGGCCGTCATCTTGAATTCTGATCTGATCGTTCTTTAACCTCTCAATGTAGCGCTTAGTGCTTCCATTAATGGTTCTTTTAACGACAAAGTAGACCTCGTCTTCTTCTCCGGTAGCTGGAAGGATAGCAACTGACTCAATTGTCCCTCCTTGCGTTTTAAGGCGATACCAGCCCATTTTCTCCACTTCTGGATCAAACACTAGGCAGGCAGCAATACCCTCTCCTGTGACGGCGTATAGCGTAGAAACACGGTTTAGCTGAAACGCCATCTGCTTGACGCCACCTCTAGTTACGTGTTCAGCCTCTCTAGTCATATCAGCAGCAGCGTAAACGCCACGCTCATAATCGTTTGTGAGACCTCTGATGATCCTGCCTCCTAGCTGGACGTAGAATGTAAAGTCATCAACCTCTACAGGCTCTAAGTCAGCAGCGCCGCGACCGGCTTGTCTTGCCGAGCTGTTCTTGCCTGGCGCTAGAATAGACGACCCGTCTTCACCGGTTAGGTTTCTTATCTGCGAGGATAGCCCTAGAAGCGTCTTTGACTGCTCGGATACCCATTGTATAGGATCTTGGTTGCCGGTCCTTAGAACGTCTTTAAATGGCTGCGAATCTTCTTGTATGCCACGCTTAAAGTTATCCCATTTATCTACTTCACTGCCCCAAATAGCTTGGTTGTCTGCCTTGGTAGAAGCAAAGCAAAGCCGGTTGTTTTTAAAGAACACCTGACTTGGAAACCCTTTTCTATAATTCCACTCATTTTCTGACCAGTGTTTAGTTGCTGCCGTAGAATAAAGCGGCCTAGTTGTGCTTACATTAGCAGTGACTTGTGTTGGAGAAGTGTAACCAGTAACTGTAACTTCTCCTGACTTTTCAACATCGGCAGTTGTCCACGTCACTCTATGGTTTGTTCCGCTACCAGTATTAAACAATACAACACGGAGCCAAATTGGATTGGCCGACTCATCACCCTCTCTTACGTAGTTATCAGAGCCAGAGTAAGACGCCATTGAAAATCTAGTTATCCAGTTATTGTTCTGCCCATCTTCTGATTCTTGAATGCCCCATTCACCATCCCAGTTACCTTCTGTCCTAAATGACCATTCTCCCTCAATGTAAAACTTCATTACATCAGAAGTTGTCCCTAAAATTTCTGCAACTACACCAGTCGAAAAATGCGAAGTCAAATTAATAGGGTTTACTTCAGTTGAAGTTCCTTGAGTGTATGCTGTATGACAAGTGTAATAGAAAACTGTTGAATTGACTTCAAACCAAACCTCATCATTTGGTTGATAGTTATTTTGATTGTCAAATTCGTTTGGGGTTGTTTTTTCTACTTTAGTTTCGTTAATAGAGCTTTCTAATACAGTTCTAGGAACATAGTGAGAAATTTTAAACGTGCTTGCATTTGGACTGCCATTTGGATCATCCATGTCATCAGTAAATAAATTACTGGAAGACGTTAAGGTTATACCTGTTCCTGTTGTCGCAGACGCGCTTATAGTGACATCTGTAAGGTTTTCGTCTTCAAACGGCTGGTTTTCAAACTCAAGCGCTGCAAAATCAAACGTAGTGTCAGATGTTCTAGTTAGCTTGTATGGAGCGTGATTAGGCGAGGCGATATAGACAATGTCGTTTGTTGATGTCATTCTTAGGCTAAACACCTCATCCTCAGTGTATGTAGTCACTACATCAGCCCCGCTAATGTATGCGCCGTTTCTCCAGAACCGTAAAACATTATGGCCAAACTCAAGAAGGTAGGACTCCTCATTAGAAAACGTGAAGCTTTCAAGCCGTGTTTTCTTTAATGAGTCTTGGACCTCGCCAATGTATTCAGTTCCAGGTCGCTTTCTCGCGCCGCCAGGTATGGTCGGGGCAAAGTTCTCCATCGTTCTTAGCGATGTAGCGTATCGTGACAGCTCTACACGGCCAAGCATGAGCGGAGACCACTCACCATTAAAGTTAGACTGCAAAAACTCAGGCATTGTATCTTCCGCTTTCGGCGTTGTTTTCTTCGGATCTTTGGAGGAAGTCAGAGTTTTCTCCTGATCGTGACTGTCTTGCGTCGCTCAGCCATGCGTCTTTGATGGCATTGTCGGCCATATTAGATAGATCGCCGGCCAGTCTGGACTCACCGAGGGGAATTGCTAGCTTTGATGCCAGCTTGATTGCTAGAGCCTTAACAAGAAGTGGTGATAGATCTGATGAGATCACCTCTTTAATGTAAACTAGGCCGCAATGCTTAATGTTACTAAGGATAAGCCCAGGCTCCTTCTCAAACTTGCGAATAGGAACTGGGTTTGGTGTGGGCGTCTCTTCTGAAAGCTCAAACAAATCTAAGACCCTAAGACAGTCTTCTGGGATAATGTGAGCGTAAGACCACCCGAAATCTGGTGTTGCGCCGAATAGCGTCATTCTAGTTCGTTTCCGGCCTACTGACCACCTGTGCTTCTCCATGATCTCACGGAGCGTCTGGTCAAAGTGGAGCGAGACCTGCCGTGCCTCCTTGGTGTTTTCAGACATTGTTGCAATTGTCTGCTCTCCCAAATAGCCAAGCGCTTGGTTGGCAATGTCGATGTCGGTAATGATCTTGCTCATAAAAAGGAAAGGCCCGCCCGCCCCGAAAGACAGACGGACCCTTGTTGGTTGTTGCTATGGACTAGGACTCGTCGCAAGGAATCTCTACAACCTTGACTTCCTCAAGGCGAGTGGCTCCTGCTGCGGCAGTTCCGCGAAGCTGGGCGGCGTCATTGAAGTCGTTACGCTCGCTAAGCTTAAACTTAGGATTCTGCCAAATATCAAGTGCGATACCTGACTTCACAAAAGCAAAGCAAGTGCGAACATTGGATGCGACTGCAAGGCGCTCGGTGCGGACGAAGTTGAAACCAAGGAACTGGTCAATCTCTCCGTTATAGAGAGCTTGGAGTTCTCCGGCATAATCACTAGAAGTGATCTTAGCTTCATCATAAAGACCGCGAAGGGCTTTGGCGTTAAGCACAAGGTAAGCGTCATCACCGTCAATGTCTTGGCCGAATACCTCGTTTTCTTCCATGAGCTGCTTAGCATCAAGGATTTTTGCAAGGTTCATTCCAGACCCAGTGCCTCCAGTATCGACAGAGATAACTTGGCCAGTTGGAAGATCAGTGCTTACAGCGCCATTGTTACCGGTCTTTGCAGTTCCGGTAGCAGCGGCAATGATGAGATCATCCATCTTGCGGTTAAATCCTGCCTTAAACTCAAGGAAGGTCTGTGATGTGGGCTTCGACTGCTCTGCAAGCCACACCTCGTCAAACTCGTCAAAGTGCTTAACAGCCTGGAACTTCTCAGGGTAGTTAGCGCGCTTCTGAGTTTCGATTTCAGAGATTGCGGTTGCAGCAATGCGGTTTTGACTAGGAGTGCCAAGTGACGAAACGTCAATAGGCTTAATCTGGTCGCGGTAGTTTACCTCACCGGTGCAGTTGGAGTTGACGCTAACAGCGCCGCTAAGACGGCTATCGACCTGCTGGGCAAGACGACGCCACTGACTTTCAAATTTAGGCTGATACTGATCGATCAGCGCGAGTGTTGGACTAACTGGCATAATATTTTAAGGTTTAGGTTTTTGTTTTGGTTCACGAAAGCCGCTGTCTGTGAACGGAAACCTCTAAAATTGGGGCAGCTAATGCTGGTAGGCCATGCGAGGGGCGTATGTAGGGCGGCCAAATTGGGGCTGTATAGACAGGTCTAGCAAGCTAGGTAAGCTGTCATGGATAGCCTTCTAAGCTAAAATATCAATTTAGTCAAACAAAAAGCCTCCCCCTCTGACATGACTAAGAGGAGGAGGCTCGGTGCTAGATGGGAAGAGAGAGACCACCTAGAAATTTGTTAAGCAATATCTCTCGCTTTTGCTAGCAAAGTATCAACGTGTTTGTGAACAGCATCGTCGCCGGCCATGAACTTATCGTGCATTGGGTGCTGGCTATCTTCCATGATTGCCTGAGCTGTTTCGGCTGGGCCTCGGAAATCATCAACCTTAGAAGTCTGACCTGGCCCTCGGTAGGAAGCCTCTGAGATTGCATCACTTAGATGAGCAAACATCCTAGTAAGCTCTGGGCTATCAATCTGCGACACTACCTGCTTGACGCCTTCAATCTGCTCTTGACTAAGTCCAGCTTGGATTCCGAGCTTTTCGGCTGCGACAGTCGCTCCATTGATGCGAGCATCGGTTTCTGTTCCAAATGCTTCCAGAAGTTGTTGTTTACCGGCTTCTCGTCGCTCTTGGGCCTCTGCCTGCCATTGTTCGGCTTGTGCTGCTGCTGCCTCTTGAACAGCCGCTAGTCCGGCAGTAATTGCTGGCCCTGGCGCTCCTGACTGAATTAAGGCATCAACTACTGGAGTTGCCACCTCTTCAGTCCATCCGGTAGCGTTCTGGAAGCTTTCAAAGTCTTCCGGCATGACTTGGTCTGCGCTCTCTGGCACACCGGCAGCTTCACGGAATCGACTCCAGTCCTCATCGGTGGCGTCTGCTCCTGGGTAACTGACTGACTTTGCTCGCGCTGCCGTCTGGTTATCCTTGAGCATCTTTGCTAGGTCAGATGGACTCTTGCCTTTAAAATTGCGGTTAATGTAGTCAGCATCGACGCTGTCGTTCTTAAACCGGTCTCCAATCTCTTGGAACTTACCATCTGCATCAAACATTCCTGATGCGTCAAAGGTTGGCGGGGTTGATGGGTCTGAGCCGTATTCTTCTGTAGGATCAGCTACGGCAGCACCGCCGCCAGCATCTCCTCCTTCTTCGTTTCTAATCAATTCGTATTGTCTCATAGATTCTCTTCCGTAAATAGATCGCCATATTCGGCCTTAAATTGCTTCGCGCTCCAGTTCTCGCGTCTCCACTCAACTACCTGCTCTGATTTACCGCCCATGCGTTTAGTGAAATATTCTGCTGGAGCATCCTTTTTTGACCGTTTTGTCTTAGGTTCTTCAATGGAAACCTCAACCTCTGCTGGTGATGCGTCACCTATCAGACTTTCTAGAGTCTCTCGGAACTTCTCCTGCTTATGGTGAAGACCTGTAACCTCGCCGTCTACAAGCGTGGCAATCTCTTTCATGTCGGTCTGTCGAATGAACTTGTCGCCAACTAGTTTAAATAGTCTTGGATCAATCATCTGGGTTTCTTGGTTTTAGGTTCTCTAGTTCTATGATTACGTGACGGCCACCTTCGCGTAGTTTTGCGGATGTCTCGTTGTAATCGTCTTCTGCTTTGAACACCGGCTGGTCGAACTGGAATTTTACTTTCATCCATTCCAGCAGCGCGTCCCCTTCTGTGGTAGACAGGAGAGTTTTAACAACCTTCCCGTTATGTGTATGTCTGTCCATTATTGCATCATGCCTTGAAGCTTCTCAGGATCGACCTGGCTGGCGTCCTTGGCAGCGCTGGCGGCTTGTTGAGCCATCATCATCTGCTGCTGTTGAGCCATCTCTGCTGCACGGGCTTCGCGCTGTTCGATTACCTGTTGAAGATTCTTGATGACATCCTCAGAAATACCGTCATTGCGGGCGCTATCTCTAAGCATCTGGTCAAGGTCAAAGTTGTCGGCAAGCTCTGGAGCGATCTGAATCATTGGCATAATCCGCTCAATAGTGCGGTCAATAGCGTTGTTTTCGATCATCCTTATCGCTAGAGCGATGCGCGAGGTAAACTCAACCTTTGGAAGCGGCACGATACCGGCATTCATTGGGCCATCAGGGTAAAGCTTTACAGACTCAGGTGGGTCTGGGAATGCTCCTTCATTGAACAAAAGCAGGAACACGTTCTGGAAGATTGGTGTTAGCTCTGTAGTGATTTGGTTGAAATTAGGTAGGAAGCGACGAAGAGCAGCGTTTTCAATACTGGCAACCTCTCTGGCTGTCATCTGCTTGTCCTTCTGAGCTACAGCCTCAAATAGAGCCGCATGGAAGAATCCACGGACCTGCTCTGTCACGTTCTCCATCAATACCATGCCGGCGTTGATGTCGTTGTAGAGTCTCATCTGCTCAGGCTTCATGCCGTTGCGCTCGTCAAAGACCGTCACGCCATTAGGACGTGTTGAGATCTCATCTACTGAGTCTGATGGCACTAGCCAAGGTGGTTTGACCTGTAGAGCTACGCCTTCATGCACATCTCTACGGAGCTTGTTTAGCTCTCTCATTGCCGGTAGAGCCTTGGATGCTGGTGCTAGACCGTAATTATAGTCGTTCCAGATCTCAGCTCTTGGTGAAGCGAATGGATAGTAATCATATCCACCTTCTTCTAAAATCATTCTGTCTTCTTTGCAGACGTAAATACTGGCGAATGGCTTGTTCTTGGCTTCGATCCCGTTCTTGTTGCGAGGAAAGCAAGCATGGATCACGGTGAAATGAGTCTTCTCACCACCCTTCTTCATGTCATTGAGAGATGCCTTGGCCTTTTTGCCTAGGTTATCCTCTCCAAACTTATCTGCCATCTCAGAGGCAGTCATAGTCAGCCACCGGTATTCAGTGCGAATATCTCCCTCGCCATCCTTCTCAATAGCAAATGTGCCTAAACGGTCATAACAAAACTTGAGCAGCTTCTTGTTTCCTCGCTCAACATACAGTGATCCAGTGCCGCCACATCCCATATCGGTGACTACCGGCTTGATTGACTGGTAGAAGTTACTGCGACCGAGAGCCGTTAAAGCTAGCTCAGAACATTTGTTATACCATTTCCGGCCCGCATCATCGACCTCGTGGTCATCCTGGGGCGTGTAGATCATCCATTTCTCATTTGACGAGAATACCTCGGCAATCATGCCGTTAGAGTAGGTATCTAGACTCTCAATGCCGGTAGTGTCATACAGGCCAGAGAATCCGGTAACGTCAGGCGACTGGGGAGTTTGCGTAAATATATCAAGCTGAGGCTTAAAATACTTCGCAGTCAGATCCCAGTGAGACTTGAAGGCATTAAGTTCACTCTCAAGCGAATCAGCCTTTCTGAGAATGGTATCTACGTTCTCGTCGATCATTGACCCTGTGCTGTCTTACTACCCGTCGAGTAATTTGGATTAACGGCTCCACCTCTAGTTGACTGAGCATAGCTAGACTCACTCATGCTGCGTTTCCGCTTACGCTTGGCAATCTTCTTTGCTTCAGTGCGGCCAACGTCTGGTGATGCTGGGGGCGGCGGGGGAGGCGGAGGCTTTGGACTAAGGAATCCCATACGCGCTTATTACGCTTTTTACGTAAATATGTCAACTATCTTTAAATATCAAGCAAGCGACACTTTAGTATCCAGATCCTGCATTGATGCGTGGCCTACGCCGGCGCTTAGCGTGTGACTGTTGATCGGTCAGCATATCGTGAAGCTCTGCCTCAGCCAGCATTGAGAATGCGTCAGATGGGTGAGACTCCCAACCGTGAGAGATCTTATTAGTTATCCAGCCCGTCCCATCGGTAGCTTCCTTGTAATGGTATTGACTCAGAGCGTCTCTGAGATGAGTGGTTTGTCTATCTCTAAACCAGATGTTCGGGAATGCTTTCTTCGTCGCGTTGATACGAAGCTCCTTGTCATGCGTTCTAGGGATTGTCTGCACGTTTGACAGGCCAGCCTTCCTTAGCTCCTCTGCAAACGTGAGTCCATTAGGCTGTCTCGCCGCCGAGTCATGTGGCAGTAGGTGACCGCCATAGTCATATCCTTTAGCCTGCATATGTCCAACGCGCTCCTCTAACGTCATGCTGGCTGATATGTCGCAGTCAATTACCGTTCTTCTCAGGCCTTCTAGCTGGAAGTAAATCACTGCAGTGTTCACTGGAGACCCAATATCCCAGGTCGTCCATACCGGAACTCTGTTAGGCTCAAAGTCGCAAACATGACCTAGTCTCAGCGCATCTTCTACCTCTTTGGCGTAGATCGTGCCAGGTATATCAGATGAAAACGAGCATTCAAACTCTCGCTCAAACACGTTGCTCTCTCTTGTAGCCTTCATCCTAGCTAGCTGGTCAGGCGGAATCAGACCGCTCTCAGATGCTTTTAGACAGAGGGAGAACCACTCAGGGTCTTTGAGCGAGTGCTGGTAGACTCTCCAGAAGGCATTCTTACCCTTGGGCGTCCCAACAAACGTGGCCCAACCTTTGTAGTCTAAAAGACACGGTTCTATGACTGACTCCCACGCATCTGGTGGAATGTCGGCATATTCGTCCAATACTACACCATCAAAGTAGAGTCCCCTTGCTCGCTCGTAGTTCTCACCGGAATACAGCCCGATCTCTGCCCCGTTCTGGAATCGAATCCATAGCTCCGACTCGTTCTTGATCACACCAGGTATCTGATGAGTGAAGGTCTTGAGGTAGCTCCAAGCAATCTTTTTGGCCTGCGCTTGTGTGGGAGCAAAGTATCCGTAGCGCAAAGGCGATGATTTCAACCCTTTGCGCGTATGGGTGTGGCATTTAAGGATTAGATCCTGCAGACATCCGAAGCTCTTGCCGCCCCTTCGATGCACCACTAAGCAGGCCCTGTCCTCTGTCCGTTGTAGGTATGGTCTAACCCAGTTCCGAGGCTTCAGCGTTAGTCTAGTCTTGTTCGTCGCCATATGCGGTCATAAAATCGTTGCGAATATCGCTAACAGTGAGTTTCTGAAAATGATCCGCGCTCCAGCAAATGCCGAAGACGTTAATTTCTTTAGGAGTATCTGAAGCGATCATTACTATCATCCTCTCGCCCTCAGTAATCTCAGCAAATGAGGTGATGTTGTGGAAGCCTTCAGCCTCTAGGTAGCTCTCAACCTGGCCAAGCTTCTCAACCTCTTCAAATGTCACCTCACTCATCCTCTCCTCCGATCACGATCTCAATCTCTCCTGAGACCTCTACGGAGTGATCGTGCTTGTCTCTCCAATCCTCCTTAAAGCGGTTTTTCATCTGAAATATGTAGCTAGTAGAGTTAAATCCCTCAACCCCTCCAAACGTGGCCTCACGCCCTTTACGCTCCCACCAAGACAGCCCCTCCTCGTAAGCTCTTTTTAGGGCGTTAGAAAACTCAGGCTTTTTGTTACCCCAATCCCATAGCGTCTCCCTTACGACTCCTAGCTTAGACGCGATCTCTGCCTTGCCCATGCCTTGCTTACCGCACTCAATAGCAATCTCGCAAAACTCTGGTTTGTATTTTGTCGGCCTACCTCCTGCCATGCTTTTAGAATAAGCACAAAAAACCGGCCTGAGCAACTAAATACTCAGACCGGTTATTACACACTAATAATATGAATTAAACACAAAGCAGCAAGCTGCTGAAAAGGTTGTATCTAATTCTCACAAAGCGTCAAGGTGTTTTTACGGTTGTCCTCCGGCCCATGCCATGAGGATTAAAATGGCTACAAATATAGCTGACTGAATGATCTCTTGGATGTTCATTGTATTAGAGTTCCTATTGGTTAATCCTGACCTCTTCCACCCCAACCTCTCTCAACCATTTAATTGCATCTTCTTCACTGTCATGCAACTCCCCTTCCATTCTACCTGAAACAAATGTTGCTAGACCCCCTCTAGTCTGACTCCATGCAATTCGTATCTTACCTTTAGCAAATGTAGGACTCCACACATCTTTCTTCGTAGGGAGGTTATCAGCACCTTTAATCTTCATATTATTAAAATTTGCTTGTGGCTTCGATTATTTCTTGGATGTCGGCAGGTTGTCCCTTTGCTGGGCAAACAAATCCTTCAGAGACCTCATCGTAAGTTAGGTCTTCCATGTCCCAAATCTCTCCACCTACCCAACAAAATTTGTCATCTGGGAGGTGATCCGCAAGAAACTCGACTGATTCAGCCCTATTGTTAAACTCATACCATTCATTAAAGGGTGATGAGCCTGACGTTGCGGCGTGGTATAATTTGGTATCATCGACCTTATACCATTCTGGCTTGTGTGCTTGTTGAGCGTAATTCATAATATATGTGCCTGTTAAAGGTTACAGTGAGACTGACATATGCTCCTCAAGATCGCCTGTCTCGTTAAGTGTCTCAACGATTGGCCCATATTTATCAGCGTCTAGATACAATATTGTCGATTTTTGAGTCTTGTGGGTGACCCAGCATAGTTTTGTCTCGGGATGATAACAAACTTTGTCCCAGAGATTGGCGTAACCCAAAGTCTTCTCTAGATTAGCTAATTCGATAAAGGCAACTTCAATTGGTAATGTTTTCTTAGTCATGTCGGGGGGACAATCGCACACCTAGAAACCAACGTCAATACCTATTTTAAACTTTTTTAGTTTTTTATTTAACGACAGTCTTTAGCTAAACAAAGACATCTGTAAAGATTCGCTCTTTATCCTGTCACAAGCAGCCTTAAAATAATCCTCATCAAGCTCTACTCCGGTAAACTCAGCTCCAAATTCCTGGCAAGCTATAGCAGTTGTTCCAGTTCCTAGAAATGGGTCTATTACCTTGCACCCGCTTTGACCGAAGCTCTTAAGTATTTTATTAACAAGCTCAACTGGGAAGCTGGCGCTATGACCCTCTACCTTTGAAGGCTTCTTCTTGATGTTCCAAACATTATCTAAAGTGCCTCTATTGAAGCTGGCGTCTTTAAACGCCCTAGTGATTGGCCTACCTCCAAGAATTAGCAGGAACTCAAACCTGCTGTTCATTACACCCTCTCCTATAGCTGGTTGACCGTGGCCCTTATCCCAGATGACTACTTCTTTAATTTCTTCAGCATACTTTCCAAGTAACCTAAACAAAGCTGGCTTGTTGCCTGTTATCATTTGGATGTTGAAAAAAACTGTATTTGAAACTCTCAGAAGCTCCTTCAAAACTCCATCGATAAACTTTTCGTATTCCTCCATTGGTAGGTTATCAGAATACCCAGTGTATTTTGTTGAAATTTCTTTAGTTACTTGGCGTGAGCAGTATCCGTCACCGCGATGATTGACTCGCAGGTTCATATTGTATGGAGGCGAGGTGATCGCTAGATCAAAGTGGTTATCTTCCACCCCTCGCATATACTCCAAACAATCAGCGTTAATTATGTTTAGTGTGTCTGTTTTCATTTACTAACAGGGTAGAAACAAACAATGCTCAACGGGGCATTCATAGAACGTGCGCTCCTGTCGATCCTTTGAGTCGTATCTAGTCGCTGTCTTCCAATTTGCTCGGGTTTTAGCTGAAATCAAACAAACGTGAGACCACTCCCTGTTGACTACGGCATATCCGTATAGATGCTTAATTGGTATGCGGTCAATTTTGAACTTTTCGTCTACTATGATTGCGGGAAACGGGAAATCTTCCGCGCACGTAAAAAACCGATTGATCCATTTAACCTCAACTCTTTGACGGACTTCAAGATCACCGGAATCAGCATAATCGTGTCGGCTCTCAAAATCTGGCCGTAGTGCTGAAAAGTTGGAAACAACAGACCAGCCTTGATCGCTCATCCATTGTCCGACGTGCTGCACGGCAGCTTTTGATTTATCAAGAGCCGCCACGAACTCACTGTCTGATTTCATGTCTCTCTTCTTATTACGATTTAGAACGGGATCTCGTCAGCATCAGCAGTGCTGGCGTCTAGTGCCGCTGCCTTGGCCTTGTATGCCTCGCCAGGATCGTTTGTGGCAGGTGAGGCGCTTTCGATACGCCATGCGACCAGATTGTTGAAGAACCTCCCGTCATGCTCTCGGCCACGGATGTTGAAATGCACCGTGATTTCGTCGCCGACTTTTGCCTCGTCGATCTCTTTGATGCGATCCTTGACTAGCTCAAGTTTAATGAATTGGTCAAATTTACCGTCGTCCACTTTTACCACAAACTCACGCTTAGTGAATCCAGAGTTAAATGTCTGCGTATCCCCCAGCAAATGGAGGCTTCCTGTTAGTTTCATGCTTTCGCTCATTTTTTATTTTGTTTGTTAATTCGCCTAGCTAGTTCTGCTGGATCATAATCCGGCGCTGCCGCTAAGCATGGGCAGTCTGAAGTATTTCTAACGCAATAAGAAAAGGTCGCGCCTGGATCATATCTGAAGCGGGGGTATCCGTCGCATTGAACGCAGGGTTTTAACGAGGCATAAGCCTCCCTGATCTCTCTATCCATTCTTAATATGGTGAGTTAATCGTGCGACTTGTCCATCAGAATTGTGATGAATAAACGCTTCAACACAACGAGGAACTCCCACATATCCCTTTTTGTGATGCCACGAGTCTGTGCCGGATGGCGATCTAATATGTTCGGCAGTGACTCCTATGTAATCTTTGGCACTCTGCCATGGTCCGGGCCATTTAGTTACAGATCGGTGATGCAGGTGATGTAAGTAAATCGTCCTGTGCTTAGTCGCTGCCCACATCTCAGGCTCCTCCTGCGCCATGAGCAATGGCGTATCTGCCAGTTTCGCTCCATCCCCGTGGCTAAATCCAAGCATATTTGATCCGAATTGGACGTATTTACGATGATTTACCGAAATATCAAATGTGACGTTCTTGCTTTTGCGAAAATATGCTTTGAGCGTTTGGGCGAGCATCCAACCCGCGACGTAATCGTGATTACTGGGGCAATGAATGACCGTTACGTTAGCGTATGGTAGCAGCCTCTCAATCGCTCTGACCATCAAGTCCTTGCATTGGATAAACGACTGCCACCATAGACCATCCATATCTTGAGGCGTTCCGGCCGAAGTAACTGGGCGATGGCTGTCAATGTGCAGACAATCGTTGCCGATCACCATGAAAACCTGGTCAATCTCCCATCCTTGCGACATCCGTAGAAGGTCATCGATCCCGCGATCTACGCAAGCTACGGCCTCTTTTACATTGTAGTTGCTGCCAGTTTCTTCCTCAATAGCTAGCTTTCCTACGTGTATATCTGACGGATCAAGTATGAGGCAGTGTGGATCTTTGATTTTCTTACGTTTGAACGCCTTGAACTTCGGGGAATATTTCCTCAGATCTGCCAGCACCGGCTCAAATAGCTCATCTAGGCTAAGGTTCTCAGCTTTGGAGAAAAGGCTGATGCGCTTGGATTTATACCAAAAATGTTTGACCGAGCTTGGCGATATGCCGGCCTCATCGCACTCCTCCATAAGAGCTGTCATTGCACCTCCTGATCTCAGGCGCTTTAACACCTGCATTTCATCTTCAGTTAATCTTGGTCTAGGCATGAGTAAGTTCCATAATGTTAATATGTCCAAACCTTTTAGTGGCATGGAGGACAGTCCCGTGGTCTCTCTTTCTAAAGATTTCTGCTATCTTTGTTGTTGAAAATGTTGTGTGTCTCCTAATTAACGCCATCGCAATCATGCGAGGGTGAGCTATTCTGTTAGTTCGCGTATTGCTTAAGATTTCTTTACTAGTCAAGCTATATTTATCGCAGACGCAATGAATGATAGCTGTCGCGGTATCAATGTTTTCCTGATCGCTCATTTATTTCGGTAGGATTTCCAGTTACAATTTACCACTCCACC